TTAAAAATCAATATAATCAGAAAATTGTTGCCCAATTTTATCCTTAGCAAATTTAGTGATGTGAGTATAAATGTTCATTGTTGTTTTTAAATCTGCATGTCCTAAACGATATTGAACTTGCTTTAAACTCATGCCTGATTCAAAAAGTAAGCTTGCATGAGTATGTCTAAATGCATGAATTCTGATTGGTTCAATTTCTTTTTCTTTGGTTATCTCTAAAAGCCATTTTCTAGGTTTTGAAGGTGATAGCATGCCTCCGTTTTTAGATTCAAAAATTCGTGTAGAATCAGGATAGGTTTGGTGCAATTCATTAAGGATTTTACAAGTTTTTTCATCAAGGCTTAACAACCTGTTTGAATTAGCTTTAGGAGGAAGTATTTCATATCCTACAGGAGAATGAGAAATAGCTTTGTTGATATCAAGAGTTGATTTTCTATAATCTTTCCATTCAAGAGCGAGAAGTTCACCTTTACGAATTCCAGTAAAAGCAAGGATACGAAATAAAGCTATTTTCTTAATGTCATTCGTTTTTTCTACTAAATCCATAAAATCTCTTAATTCATCGGTATCATAAAAATCTTTCTTTTCTTCAACTTTTTTCTTAATACCTTGAGAGGTTACAGGAGCCGCTGGATTAGCTTGTATGTAACTTAGCAGAGCAGCGTGATTAAATACCTTGCGAACCATTCCGAATAGTTTACGAGCGAATTTAAGCTTCTCAGATAAATCATTTCTAAAGTTTTGTAACTCCATGGGTGTAAAATCTGATAGTTTTGTGCTTCCTATGACGGGTAAGACATGTTTTTCAAATGCTCTAGTAGTTTTGTAGTAAGTGCTATTCTGTACTTCTTTTTCATAAACCAATAGCCATTCATCATAAAGTTCTTTAAACGTCATAGAACTTTTTGGTGTAGGATTGTCAATTTCTTCTTGGATATTATGCAAAGCAGCTCGGGCATCAGCTTTGGTTTTAAAGCCACTTTTTTCCGCATACTGGCTTTTACCGTTCTTTTTTCCAACGTAAGCTTTGAATTTATAAGCAGTAGTACCATTCTTCTTTTTATATGCTTTTATTTCCAAAGTTGCTTTTACCTCCATTCATTAATCGAAACAATAAAATAAATATTTAAAAAGGAAGATCCTCATCAGAAATTTCTAAATTAAAATCCCAAGATTTAAGTAAACCATACTTGTAAAAAGTTGATACTGATCCACATTTCGAACAATATCTATCTCCTCCTTTTAATATTCCGCCTTCACATCCGTCCTCACTAAATGGGTCATCAATATTTGTGCATTCATTGACTATAAAAACGCCACATACAGAGCAGTACCTATTTATTGGGTCCTCATTTCCGCAAATGGGACAAGGGCAAGCTAAGCGCCCGTTTTCGTTAACTTTCAATTCCGTATACTTCATTAAATTATTCTTCCTATCTTTAAATTTTATAAAATTATCAAAATTTGGAACAAAAAAAGAATGTTCCCCACACACTTTACAAAATTTTTCTGTTATTCCTTGAGCTGAATTGCAATTATCACAAACTTTAATGGATATGTCTTCATTAATAAAATTCCTAAAATTATTAACCATTTCATGCGATTCTAATATGACACTGGTGTTTTTATGTCTGTTAATTAAAGCTTTTATGACACTCTCAGAAACAGGGTAAGATATATCAAAGATTTTTCTTAAATGTTCATCATCATTTTTAGACCATGCTTTTGTGTATAAATCAACTAATGGAATTGGTGCCAAAAGGCGTTTAGCAAAATAATTTGCTTCCATTTCTAAATGTGTATGAGTTGATTTACTTAGTCCTCCTCGAGTGAGTATTTCTTTATTGGTTTTATCATGATGCTTTAAAATAAAGTGACCAAGTTCGTGAGCCAATGTGAAGCGAACTGTAGGCCGATAAGTCTTTGTATCATTATAAAGCAATATATATGTATCATCACTCCTTTTCCATAGACAACCATCTTCTGAATCTGTGAAATAAATGACTTCCTTCATAGATAAATTTCTTCTTTTTGCAAAACTTGAGTAAGTGACAATATGCAATCCAGATTTTTTATATAATTTTAAAAGTTTTTTGATATTAATAGGGAGAGAAGAAATTCCAGATTTATTAACGACCTCATAAGCTAATTCTTGCGCATAAGCAAAATTAGCTTTTTTATATTCTTCATCATCAAAAATCTTCGGTATCATCCTCGTCGAGTTCTCCATTGTCTATATCAGTAAAAGTCAAATCCATAATTTTAAGTAAACGACGTTGATCTGCTTGGGATAAATTTCTCGCTCTTCTTTGTAGTGTTGAAAATTCAGGAGTTTGGCTCTCTTCGTCTTTTTCACGTCCGAGAAGTGAATCTACTGTCACTCCAAAGTAGTCAGCGACTTTAGTCAAAATCTCAGAAGAAGGTGACGATTTAGCGTTTTTCATATTGTAAAAATAATTTTCGCTAAAACCTAACTTCAAAGCCAAGTCTTTCAAGCTAATTTTCTGATTATCTGCTAATTTTTTTATTCTTTCAAATGTAGTCATATCAAGCCTTTCAAGGTATGACAAAAACAAAAGTACTTTTTTTAGTATTTTAGCGTTGACAAATAGAACTAATTTTAGTACAATTGATTTTGTAAATAGTTAGCCTATAAATTAGGCATAAACCTTAACAAAACAGCGAAACTCTCCGCCAAGAATGTTTTACAGTGCTATTGTTAGGTGTTTTCTTCATACAATTATGGTACTAAATATAGTGCTTTTTGTCAAGAACAAACTAATAAATAAGCTAACTTTTATACTTTTAAACAGAAAGGATGAATTATGCCAGAATTTAACCCCGGTCTTGAAAAAATCAAAGCACGCATGAAAGAAGAGAATATTCTTGCAATTGACTTGGCGACAACTTATGGAATTAAACCAAGTGACATGTCAGATATTTTAAATGGTAAAGATACATCGCCTCGTGCTGCAAAAGTCATTGTGAAGATCATCCGTGATTTAACAATTAGATAGAAAGGAATTCATAAATGAACGAATTAATTAAAATTTCGTCAAATGAAAATGACGAACAGGTAGTAAGTGCAAGAGAATTGCATAAAGGTTTAGGTCTTAAGAAAAGATTTTCAATATGGTGGGAACAAAACTCAAAACTTCTTATTGAAAATGAAGATTTTACAAGTGTACTTTCAGGTACGGTTGTTAATAATGGCGCAAAAAGAGAGCTTCAAGACTACGCCTTAACAATTGATACGGCAAAACATTTAGCAATGCAAAGCCAAACTGAAAAAGGTCGTGAGTACCGAACATATTTCATCCAAGTTGAAAAAGCATGGAATAGTCCAGATATGGTTATGAAGCGAGCTTTGCAAATTGCTGATAAGCGAGTTATTGCGCTCCAAAACGAAAATAGCCAGTTGCAATTAGAAACATCAGTTCAGAAGCAACAAATTGCGGAACTTCAACCCAAAGCTAGTTATTATGATTGGGTTCTTCAAACAAAAGGACTGCTTGCTATTAGTGTAATTGCTAAGCAATATGGTAAATCAGCACAATGGCTCAATAAATTGCTCCATGAATTAGGAATTCAGTATAAACAAGGTAAAGTATGGCTCTTATATCAAAAATATGCTGAACAAGGTTATACAAAAACCAATTTTGCCCCTGATGATGCCGAACGTTTACACCCTCATACATATTGGACACAAAAAGGAATGCTATTTATTTATGAAACGTTAAAAAAAGAAAACATCCTTCCTTTGGTAGAGCATGAAGAAGTTGCCTAGAAAGGAAAACTCATGTTTGAAGAAATGATTCAACAAATGCGAGATTCTGTTAGAGGAACTGTTTTAGATTCCATGCATGATTTTATCTCTAATGACGGTAAGTACCCTCTTGCTTTAACTCAAAAACAAGTTATGGAGCTTATCGGTTGCGGTGATGAAAGTACATTTGCGATTTCATTTAAAGAGCATTTGAAATTTGCTGAGATCAAATATGGAAAATCAGGAACAAAATGGTCAAGAGATTTAGTTATTGACTGGTTCAAAGAGCCACGGAATTTGCAATTGCAAAGGAGAGGAAAATAGCATGACCTACACATACATAGTCAACCCAGAAACGGGGTAAATCCTGTTCGACCTGGTACACGACTTAATCACACAAAATATAAGAGCAATCAAGCTCATTGCTAAGAAATTAAATGCGGTGCTCCGCTAGAAAGGCAGAAAATGCACTATATACCTAAATATTCAAGAGAGAGACAAAATAAAAGACAGTCACAAAAATTTGTAACCGTCCTTGATGACAAACAAATGATAAAACTTAATCCTCTTGAGTTATCTCAAGTGTTGGGGAGTTTAACCAAGTATGGTAACGCTCTAACATAGCTAAGTTAATTCCTAAAGAAATAGCTGCTATTTGGCTACCTATCCCTTGCTTATCATCTTTAATCGCTTGAAGCATAGGTTTAGCGCTATCTACAATTTCAGCAATTTCTTCTTCAGTAAGAGTTTTTCTAAATTCGATAAAATCTTTGATAATTTTATTCCTCCTTTCCATAAAACTAAGCAAATACCGCAAATATCTGCTCACAGTAATTATAGCACTCGGAGGATTAAAACGCATACATAGAAAGGCAAATAATGGAAACAACAATTATAAATGGACGCAAAGTTCGAGTGTTGCCAACGACTGTTGGACAAATCTACCATGATTTAATCAAACGAGAAAATCGTGGAGTAGTAGTCTTTGAAACTTGGCAACGTCCAGATGGAAGTCTTTATATGACTTCACGCAAAAAGAATAAGCAAGAACTTGCTGCTGATAAAGCTGCAATGCTTAATGAATGTATTTCAGACTGGAAAAAAGTTTGGAAATAAAAAAGCCCGCACTGGTAATGCGGACTAAGACGTGATACGTCTACAAAATTTTATACCTAGATTATATCACGTTTCAACAAAAATAAGAAACGGAGAACGTTAAATGACAGTACCAGTAGTTTTTGAGGGAGGAATTTTACAAAATGATGAATTATTTTCTTTCCTTGAAGAAGTAAAAAGCAAAGTTCCGGATATCGTAAACAGCAAAGATGATAAAACTTTTTTGATTAATTATAAAAAAGAGATATCAGCAACTATTAATGAAATTGATTTGTCTGAAAAGAAGCAGATTGATGAAATGATTCAAATCTTTAGAGATAGAAATCCAAGAGTTTGGGAAGCACGATCAGAATTAGCGGGAATCGTTAAAAAAATTACTCAACTCAATAGTGATTATGATGAACGCAGACGAAAAGCAGGTTTTGAAGCAGTAGAGTTTGCGGTCAATCAAGCGAATGTGGTTTATGGTCTTTCTGGAACTCGATTTGTTTTAACAACGGGAAGATTTACAAGTGTTGATGCACTTACTGCAAAAGGTGATTTAAAGAAATCTATCCAAGACAAAATAGACAGTGCTGGTTTACAAGCTCAGGCTAATTTGGAGCAAGAACGGCTTTTGGAAGCGGCTCGAATTGCTGAGCGAGATAAGCAACAAGAACTTGCTAAAAAAGAGCAAGAGTTAAAGCACAGGGAGCAAGTTTTAGAAAAACGTGAAACTGGAGATACGCAAGCTTTATCACAGCAACTTGAAGAAGAGCGGATAAAAAATAAAGCGTTAGAAAATCAAAATGCAAATATTGCAAATACTGGCGAATCTAAAATTGAAGGAATCATAGAGAGAATTGAAACGCTTGAAATGAAGATTGAACCAAATAAAAATTATTCTGGAAAATCAGTATTGAATGTTCTAAATAAAATAAAGGAGCTATTACATGGCTAATCAAACACCAACGCAAGTTGTACTTAAAAGTGATGCTGCAAAAAGAAAATTCGAAGAAGTATTAGGAAAAAAAACAAATGGTTTTGTTGGTAGCCTCCTTAGTTTGGTAGGTTCTACAAATTTAAAAAATGTTGATTCAAATAGTGTGATGACAGCAGCGATGAAAGCTGCAACGTTAGATTTACCGATTGAACCTAGCTTGGGGTTTGCTTATGTTATTCCTTATGGGAGAGAAGCACAGTTCCAAATTGGCTATAAAGGTCTTATACAGTTAGCAATTAGAAGCGGTCAAGTGACAAAACTTAATGCTGGCCCTGTATATGAAAATCAATTTATAAAATATGACAATTTGTTCGAAGAATTAGAGATAGATTTTACAATACCAAAAGGAACGGAAATAGCCGGATACTTCGCGAGTATGGAACTGATAAACGGTTTTAGAAAAGTTATTTACTGGGACAAAGAACAAGTACTGGCCCATGGTAAACGATTTTCAAAATCATTCAGTCGCTCATCTAGTCCATGGCAAACAGACTTTGATGCAATGGCGACAAAGACAGTTTTAAAAGCAATGCTTGGTACATATGCTCCTCTATCAACAGAAATGCAGCAAGCAATTGTAGCAGATAATGAATCAGCAACTCATAAAGATGTCACTCCTGATGTGACTGATGATTTGGTATTGGAAGCTGTAGAGGAAACAAAACCTGATGTAATTGAAGAACAAGGGGTTCCAGAAACGCCACCAGAAGCTGCTGAACCAGAGACATACGAAGAATTACCATTGCTTTAAAACCTATGAGCAAACTGCAGTCCTCACTAATCCTGAGCAGTAGAATTAGAAATAATTCAACTTTAAGCAAGACTACCTTGGGCGGTAGTACTCGTATTTAGTCAAAGCTGGAGGGTGGCGGAACGAGCCGTAAAGTCAATGAGTATTTAGTGTTTACACATAACCACTCATCGCCAGCTTTTAATTTGAAATAAAAAATAGATATAAATTTTAAGGAAAGGAGTATTTGTGGCACAAAGAAGAATGATAGACAAGCGATTTACTAGAACTCAAAGATTTCTTAGGCTTCCGCTTGAAACACAAGCTTTATACTTTCATTTACTTCAAGATGCAGATGATGACGGAGTGGTAGAAGCATTTCCAATTGTTAGAATGATTGGAGCATCAGAAGATAGCTTAGGGTTGCTGGAAGTCAAAGGATTTGTTAAACCTTTAAATTCTGAAATGGTTTATTTTGTAATTGATTTTTCTTCGCAAAATACTATTCGTAAAGATAGATACTCAGCTAGTATTTACTCAGAATTACTAGTTAAATCAATGATTGAAGCGGATGAGCAACCAAACGACAACCAAATGGCAACCAATGGTTTACCAAAGGTTGCCTCAGAAGAGAGTAGAGTAGATAAGAATAGATTAGATAAGAGTAGAGAAGTAGAAGCAAGCACAGCTACTTCAACAAATTCTGATTTTCAAAATTTAATTGAACTTTACCAAAAAAACTTTGGAATAGTAAAACCAATTCTTTATGATGACTTGAAAGCTGACTTAGCTGATTATGGTCTTGACTTAATCATTGAAGCTGTCAAACGAGCAGTAAAAAGACAACGAGAATACGGATATGCACAAGGCATCCTTAAATCTTGGAATAACAAAGGAATAAAGACACTTGAGCAAGCAAAAGCTGAGGAAGTGAGCTTTCAAAATAAATCTCAGAATAACCAAAAGGGATTCCAGCAGCAAAAGCCAGTCAAATCTCCTCCAGCATGGACTGATGAGGGTAGATTAATTAAAGCTGGTGTCGATACAACTGGAATGACTCAAAACGAAATGTATAAACTAGCTGGGGAAATGGGTTTACATAATGAATGAAATCAGAAAGTATTATCTTGAATTAGCTAGTAGAGTCTGTGACGGAATTACTCCAGGACACCTTGATGAATGGCTTAAATGGGCCAAAGCAAACGGGATATTATTAAGTCCATGGTTGTTTATTTCATCAAAGACAGGTTTGAGTGTTGCAGAAGTATCAGAACGTATCTCGCCTTGGCACATGGAACACGGAAAACGTGTTGAGGACCAGTACGAAAAAATAAAAATCGTTTAAAAAGGTCAATATATGAAATTTGAATTTAACTTTCTCAGAAAAGAAATGATAAATGAGAATGATAACAAAGGAACGACTTATGGTTCAAGAATTGCTGCCAATAACACTAAACAGCGTTTAAGAAGAATTGCTTGTCGAACAGCTCATGAATGGCTAGATAAGTCAGATGAAGTTTTTGAGCAATTCCATGAGAAACATAGGTGTGATGTATTCGTTGTACTATATCCTCCTAAAAATTATAGTTATGATCCACCAAACTATTCGCCAACCTCAAAGGCGATTATCGACGGATTGACGGATGCAGGAATATGGAGCGATGATAATAAAAACATCATTCGCAGAACAAGTTTTGAACATGGAGGACTTTCTGGAGATACAAAGATGTGGAAAGTCGAGTTAGTAGTGAAAGAACTTGCTGAATAGCTTAAATTCGTGAAAATTACGGTTACATTGAGCGCTTAAACTGTTTCATGGATAATTTACCACGAATTAGTTAAAAGCGCTTAGAAAGGATTTAATAGGCATAAATGAAAGCATTAGAATTTTGGGATTTAATTGATAAATATCTCAAAGAAAACAATATGAGCTTGACGCAATTAAACAATGAATTATGTTTTAGACCAGGATATTTAAAAGTTAGAAAAGACAGACATAAAATTCCATCAGCCATTAAAATGGTTAAGCTCAAAAATATTCTTAGTGATGATGTCTTATACGAATTAATTACAACTTTCTGTGTACTCCCAACAAGTTTGCATGATATTAGAGAAGTTGATGATTTTATCTTATCTCTCGAAATATCGAAAGAGATGAGAGAAAAACAACGAATGAGACGCAAATTACAAAGAGCAACTAAATAAAGGAAAAACAATGAATAAAAAATTAATCACAACAGCAGTAGTCGCAGCAGGAATCTTTGGTTCAGCAACTTTCGGAGCTTATGCAGCTAATGCATGGGCAGGGCATCAAAATATGGTCACTGTGCAACAGAATATCTCTATTTTGAAACAACGCTTGTTAGACCGAAGCGAACAGCTAAAACAGGCTAATAATAGCTCACAGCAATATTCAGACCAATTGAATCAATTGAACAACCAAATTAACCAGTTGAAAGACCAAATCAATCAAGATAACTCAAATTTGCAAAATCAAGCTGCTGGATATCAAAATCAACTGAATGCACTCAATCAGCAAAAAGAAGAAGTCGCTAGACAATTAAATCAAGCGAACCAAGACAAGGCGAACATGGCTCAACAAGTTAGCGATTTGAACTCAAAGCTAGTTGCCGCTCAACAAAAGACTGACGAGCTATCTCAAGCTGTGACTGATGCACAACAGACAAAAGACTTGTCAGACGACGCTGTCAACACGCCGAAGTGAGGGATGAGATGATACCAAAATTAAGAGCTTGGGATAAAGAAGATGAGCGTATGAGTTACGGGGAAGTTGAATATTTCGATGACAGTATTAATTATCGTTTTGACCATTTCTGTACTGGCGCTGATGAAGATGTTGAATTTATGCAGTCAACAGGATTAAAAGATAAAAATGGCAATGAAATTTATGAGGGGGACATTGTTAAAGATAATTTAAGCGAAAAATATATTGTCAAATATAACAGAGGGTTTTGTGCTTATTTTATTTATAGCTTTGATAATCAAGAAGAATTTATGGCTATCTATCCAAATATAATTCTTGAAGTCATCGGAAATATCTATGAGAACCCCGAATTATTGGAAGGAGCAGATATATGAAAATAGATGAGATTGAAGCAGCTGGAGAAATTACAACTATTTATGATAGCGATAATTATAAATGGACTGGAATTGTAGCTGACAGAACACTTGCAAATTACGGTTCAGCAAGTGATTATCAAGACAAACGTGCACTGGACTTTGAAAAAAGCAGGAAAGTGTACACAGCATAGCAAATGCAAGAGTACGCAAAAGCGAAAGTAAAAGAACTACTTTTTGAGCAACTTTGGAATGATAGATTTTATGCCAATTCAAAAATTTTCTTTGATAAAGAAGTAGAAAAAATATGCAGCAGTATTTTTGAGGAGGACACGAAAAATGACTAAGTTTACAAATCGGATAAAACCAGATTCTACAGAGTTAGAAAGATATTTTCTATCGGTATACACTGGCAATTTATGGGACGCGTTAGATAAAATAAAGGATTGGCATAGCCCTGAGCATATTGAAAAAGAAGTTCAAATGAAATTACTTAAACTCCAACAACAAGCCCTGCCAGTCGTGCCTGAAGATGTTGATAAAGCTATTAAATACTTGAAAAACCATAATAACAGTACATTTAGTGACTTAGGTGATATTTTGACAAATAAAGGTTTTAAATGGTTGAATGATTTTCAATTTAAAGACAGACGATTCGGTTTTGGAGGTCTAAATAATAAGTTATTTATCCTTTCTCATTTAGCTATTACAGGCTACACAGCCGAAAAACCGCAGCAAAAGCGCTATGAAGTTAAATTATTGAGCGGCGAATCAATGCACTTTAATCCGATTGGAAATCCCAAAAATATAAAAGATTATCGTTTTTCTTTTGGAAATTATGCAGGATGGAAAACTAAATTTACCAAATCAGAACTTTCTGAAATCAAAGACGGTATGTTTCTGAAAAGAATACCTGGTGGAACGAATCTTGATGACTTAGGCAAAGATAAAAGTTACTACGTTTGGATTGATGACTGTAACTATTGGAAGAATCCACTCATTGAGCTTGTGCCTGTGGAGGACGGAGAATGAAAACACACGAATTAAAACTAGACATCAAGTATTTTGATGATGTGAAATCAGGAAAGAAAAACTTTGAAATTCGTAAGAATGACCGTGATTTTCAAGTTGGAGATATTCTGGAGTTAAAAGCATGGGAGAAAGATAGTTTCGTGTTCTGGAGAACAACTTCATCAGAAAATCATGAGGACTATTGGCAAACCTGTTTAAAAGAAAAGGCAGACACAATCAAAGTGAAAGTGATTGATATCATTCTTCCGAAAGCTTGGTGGTCAATATTAAATAAATTTGGAATAAACAATGGACCTGTGATGACGAAATCAAGCTTTATGTTTTCGCCAAAAGAAGTTCTTACAGTTTTAGAAGGCTATTTTTCTACTGACAGATTGCCTGATGATTATGTAATTCTTGGAATTGAGGTGGTTGAATGACTGAAATAGAAAAAGTTACGGATAACCAAGCAAAAGCACGGTCAATTTATAACAGCTTAATCAAAGACAACATATTTTATACAGGAATATCAAAGAATCTTGCAATTGCTTTAATTGAGCTTGGCATTGATTCTTCAACCACTGACAAACTTTCGGTTGAAAAACTCCAAGAACAGCTTAACACTGCGAAAAAGGCACTGACAGAAATTTCTAAAACGAAAGATTTTTATAGAAGTGGATATGATCATTGGGAAGAATTTTCACAAGATGCTTTGAAAGCACAAAAAGCACTCGCAGCGATTGGAGGGGATGATGATTGAAATAAGACTGTTTAATCCATACATTGATATTACTTACAGAACTGAAGATTTTCCTATCGAGAGATGGTCCCAGTTTTTAGACAATTTTAGAAAAGGCAACGAAGAAATAATTTCGTTCAGACCAACTTATGAAGAAATTCGTGGAAGTGATGCCAATTCTAAAATACCTGAAATTGTTACCATTTGTCCTAGGCATTGGGCAAAAGTATCAGTAACTGAACTTGAAGGGAGCGGCGATGAGTGATGAAATTCAAGGTTGGAGAGATATTATCCAACAAAATGGTAAAAGAAAACAACCCCAGCTCACGATTCCTAAAAGCATTGCGGATTTGTTGGATGAAGAACTGAATCCACTTGAGAGAGAATCAATGATTGAGACGTTCGTGCTTGGAGTTAATTATTTAGTCCTGTCTGTTATTTTTGAGCTAAATAAACTCAACTCAACTCAACTAAATTATATCACAAGAAACAATGATTAAAAGAGGAAAATTAAATTACTGAGCTAGGAACTCTCTAAACTCAACTGGAGGAGAAATGGGTAAATCATTACTAATTGCAACTGGAATTGTTGCTTTGTTTATACTGTATGTTTTAGGTATATATTTACTAGCTAAGATTATCGGGTTATGGATATTTGCAATATTAGCTGTGATTTTTATTATAGTAGTTGCTTTTGGAATTAACTCTTTTGGATAAACAAAAAAAGCCCAGGGCAATGGGCTTCGGCATGATTGTATCTAATACTATTATAACATAACAGGAGTTAGAATATGACAAAAGAATTGACGAAAGCACAATGGCACGATGTTCGAATGACCTTAAGAATTATCATTCGCAATAAGAAGAATGCCAAGCAATCTCAGCTTATCAATGAAGCATTAGATAATATTAAAGATGAAGATGATCGTAAGATATTCAAACATTATTATATTGATCGCTGGGGCATCATTAAGATCACAATGAATATGTATTACTCAAAGACCGCAGTCATTGCAAGAAATAATAAAGCAACGCAACAGTTTGCTGAGAAATATGACGGTGGTCATTTACTAAAGATGTTCCATGAATAATATAAAGAACGCTACTTTTTCGTAGCGTTTTTGTTTTACGATTGAATCATGATAGATGTGAGTACACCTAAAGCAAGGCACAGGTTCTATTGCTCAGGAGCATGGAGGCGTATGAGAGAACAGATACTCAAGCGTGATAACAATGAATGTCAATGGTGCAAAGCAGAGGGCAGGGTGACAACGGCTAAGACTGCGACACTAGAGATAGATCATGTCAAGGAACTTGAGTATCATCCAGAGCTTGCACTAGAACCTAGCAACCTGCGTACCTTATGTCACGACTGCCACAACATCAGGCACAACAGACACAAGGACAAACAGTTTGATGATGAAACTTTTGAATTCTGATTTTATTGTTCGGAAATTACAAAAAAATAATTAAAATATACCCCCGGGTCTAAAATAATTGGGTCTATTTCCAAATTTACCACAGACCGGTTGGGGTCTTTTAACCAAAAAAAAGGCTATTTTTTAAGAAAGGAGCTGAAAATGGTAAATAACCAATTGAAGAAAGTCTTAGATGATAAAAAATTGAGTTTTTCAGACCTAAAAAGATTACTTGAAGAAAAAGAAATAAAAATAAATAACAGCCAGCTGTCTTTATATTCTAGCGGAAAGAGAAATCCGAAGAATAAAAAAATATGGTTAGAAATTGCTGAAGTTTTGCAGGTAGATTTACAAGAAATTATAACAGATATTAATTCTTATTTGGCAGTTATGAGTGAAATATCTGAAAACAGCACTGAAAAAAATGGCAAAACTGAAAAAGAAAAAATTAATGATTCCCTTTATCAAGAATTGCTCTCCCTTGTTGACGAAAGTATGCCCTCAGAGTTAGAAAAAGTGCAAAGATATTGTGGATTAGCAGCCACTTTTGAAAAATTGGGAGAGGATATTATTGAAGAAGGTGCAGTTGTCATTGTTCCTTCTGGAGATTCTGTAGTGAAAAAAACAAATCCAGCAATTGCAGAACAAGTAAGAGTAAATGCTGCCTTAATTAAGTTAGATGAGTTTTTTGAAGAAAAACGAGCATCAAAACCTAAAAATGGCGGCGGAAAAGATTGGAGTAAATTTACGAAGTGATCGATTACGTTCAAAAGTACATTGACAGTTATTATGCGGGCATGGTCAAATTCAACTATGAACGAAAATTACTTGTTGATTATATTAAACGTGAGGTAGTGCCTCGTCTCGAATCAGGCGAGGTATTTTTTGACGTTGAACAAATCGAGAATTGCATTGGATATACAGAGAAATATTTCTTTGAATTGGAAGATTTCCAAAAATTCATTATCAGTTTCATTTTCTTATATTTTTCAGAAAATCATCGGAATGTTTATCGAAAAATATTAATCATGATTGCCAGGGGGAATGGTAAAAATGGATTACTTTCTGCAATAGGAAGTTATCTAACCACCCCTATGCATGGAATCCCTAATTATAATATTTCAATTGTGGCCAATAGTGAGGACCAAGCTAAAACAAGTTTTGATGAAGTTCACGACACAATCGAAAGCCATGAAGAATTAGAAGAACTATTTGGTAAGCCACGGAAATCAGAAATAAAAAACTTACAAACAAAATCGCTCTTTAAATTCAGAACTTCAAATGGAAATACTAAGGATGGACTTCGAGATGGGGCGGTTATCTTTGATGAAATCCACCAATATGAAAGCAATAAAGATGTAAAAGTACATATTTCTGGGCTAGGTAAGCGACCTAATCCACGTGAATTTTATATAGGAACTGATGGTTATGTGCGTGATGGCTTTATTGACCAGATGAAAGATATGGCGCTCAAAGTTCTTAAAGGCGAAGCAAAATGGAATGCTATTTTCCCATTCATTTGTAAGTTGGACAAGGCAGAACAGGTTGATGATCCTACCCTTTGGGAATTATCAAGTCCTATGTTTTCACTTCCAATGACCGAGTATGCACAAGGTCTTTTTGAAACAGTTCTTGAAGAATATGAGGACTTAGAGTTAAATCCTAGCGGACGAGATGAATTCATGACTAAGCGCCAAAATTTCCCAGTAACTGACATCGAAAGAAGTGTGGCAACTTATGAAGAATTAAAAGCAACCAAAAAAGAATTTCCAGAATTAAGAAATCTACCTGCGGTTGGAGGATTTGACTTTGCCTCTACTCGTGACTTTATTGCAGTTGGTGCTTTGTTTAAGATTGATGGGAATTATGTTTTTAAATGTCATTCCTTTGTTCGTAAAGAATTTGTGGATAGAGTCTATAGTTATTCTAAACCAAACGAAAATGTTAATGGAAAGCGGCGATTTGCGCCAATTAGACAGTGGGAAGATGAAGGATTACTTACTGTTTTAGATGAACCGTCAATGGATCCACAACATGTTGTAGATTGGTTCGTTCGGATGCGTGATGAAGAAGGCTATGATTTCCAAACAATAAGTGGAGATGGTTATAAAATGAAAGGTTTCCTCCAACCATTATTTGAGGAAGCTGGGTTTGAGGTCTCTTGGAACGGTAAATTTGAAGCTCCTCTTGGCTATCGTGTGGAAGTTATTCGCAACTTTAGGGCTATTGATGCTCAATTATCAACTGTAATTGAGGATAGTTTCGCCAATCAAAAAATTAATTTTGGTGATAATGATATGATGCGCTGGTACACAAATAATGTACTTAGACATTTGAAAAAAGATGGAAATGTGGAATATATCAAAAAAGAAGATGTCAGAAGAAAAACAGATGGATTTAAAGCTTTTGAAGCAGCAATGTTTAAGGCTGATTTATTAAATGAAGTAGATTCTACAGATTTTTATGATAATTTGGGTTGGTTCATGGCATAATCAATACTTTTTTAGAGTAAAATTCTAGCATAATTAATTTCAGGAAGAAGTTAGCAATAAAATATTATTTATCAAGTGCAACAACACTTCTAAGAGTATCAGAGATGATGCTCTTTTTCTTTATAAAAACGCTACTTTTTCGCTCTACTTTTCCATTAAACTTGAATTAAAAGTACGGAAAGGAGAGAATGTGGGACTATTTTCAAATATTTGGGCGTCGGTCAAAACCAAAAATATTGATACTGATATTTCTGGCTATACTGCATTATTTAATGCACAGACTACCCTAGGAATGAAAAATGCTGCTTTAGAATCTTGTGTGAGTTACTTAGCACGTTTAATTTCTAAAGGGAAATTTGTATTCAAGAATGAGAGTTCTATTACCGATTCGGAGTTTAACTATGCTTTGAATGTAAAACCTAATCCAAATCAAACTGCCAGTGAATTTAAAGTAGCAATGGTAAAAAAGCTACTCAATGGCGAATTATTAGTTATCAGAGATAATGATAAATTTTATGTCGCTGATAGCTTTGTTACAAACTACTCATTAGATGGAAATACCTATTCTGGTGTAACGATTAATTTCTCAAGTAGTAATGTCGCAAATGCTCCTAACTCTGGTCCATATGCTCAGAAATACTTTGATAGAAGTTTTACTCAGGGTGTTGATTGTTTCCATTTAGACAATGACAATATTGGTATCAAAAAATATATTGATAGTTTGTGGGAAGATTATGGGAAATTGTTTGGAATATTAATTACCAATCAACTGCGAGTTGGTCAGTTGAGAGCTAAGTTAAATATTCCCGTCAATACTAAACTTGAAGAAGATGAGCAAAAAAAGGTTCAAAAACAATTTGCGACGACAATATCTGAAAAATTGATAAATGACCCGGTTGTCATCCTTCCAGGAGATGGTAATTCAAAATCATCTTATGATGAAATTTCTTCTAGCAAATCAGCAACACTTCAAAATCAAATCACGGATTTTGGAACATTAAAGAAGATTTTTATTGGTGAAATAGCTGGATTGCTAGGAATTCCACCAGCTTTAGTTCTTGGAGAGACTGCAAATAACTCTGAGAATTTAGATTTAGCAATTGAATCTGCAGCGATTCCGCTTGGAAACAAGTTATCTGAAGGATTTGCCAGTTTACTAATAAAAGAATCAGGTTTTATGAATGGTAATACCTTACAAATGACTGGCTTTAAAACGATTAATATTCTTGACCGTGCGGATGCGATTGATAAAGTTGGATCCAGTGGTATTGTGAAAAAAAATGAAGTTCGTGAGGCAGCTGGATTGCCACCGACACCAGATGGTGATGTGTTTATTATGACTAAAAATTATGAAAAGAAAGGAAAAAATAGTGAAGACACTTAAATTTAATGGGACTATAATTCCCGATGCACTTGGTCCAGTATATGACTTTATTAAACGTAGCAATGTCACTCCTAAAACTATGACAGATTTTTTAGAAAATGCAAAAGGAGAAGATGTTCTTCTTTCTATGAGTTCAGGTGGCGGAGAAATTACAGCTGCAAGCGATATGTATACTGCATTAAAAAAATATCCAGGTAAAGTAAACGTTGAAATAACTGGAAATAGTGCGAGTGCAGCTACAATCGTTATGCTTGGCGCAGATCATGTTGCAATTTCTCCAAGTGCATCAGTAATGATACACAATGTGCAGTCAGGTGCACAAGGCGATTATCGCGATTTGGGTAATGAAGCTGGTGCTTCAAAAAATCTTAGTGAAGGTTTTGCTGAAATGTATGCTCAAAAAATGAATAAAAGCATTGACGAAGTAAAAGAGTTAATGGATGCGACAACATGGTATAACGCCAAGCAAGCTAAAGAAGCAGGATTGGTTGATGAAATCATGTTCGAGTCCGCACCAATGATGGTTGCTAGTGACGATTTACTACTTTCTGATGAGGCTGTCTCTAAAATAAACGCTCTTATGCAGAATGACAAAGAACCAACAATGAATATTGAATTCAATCCTGAACAAATGAAGCAACTAACGAATATGATTGATGAAAAAATAGCTGCAGTTAAAGCAGAATTTGAAGTTAACAACTCGGCAGACAAGCCGCTTAAAAATCAGAAATTTAAACCAATGTTTGGAGGAATTAAATAATGGACTACACAAAACTACCTAATTACACAGCGGCTGTCGAAAAATACACTAATGCAGTGGCCAATAATGCTGATGAAAAAGAGCAACAAAAATTATTTGCTAAATCAATGGAAGTCATGGGTACTGAAATAGTTGAAAAACTATCAGATCAAACAAGTGAAAAAATAAATTCCTTGATGGCTACTAAATCAAACACAAAATTATCTGAATCAGAAGTTAAGTTTTTCAACGAAGTAACATCTGGTGTGGGAAATCCTGAAGTAACTTTGCCAGTTGAAATTGTAAATCAAGTATTTATCGAGCTGCAAGAAGCTCACCCGCTTTTGAATATTATTAAATTCCAAAATGCAGGTCTTAAACTCAAAGCACTTACAGCAGATTCAATTTATGGTGATGCTGCAGTCTGGGGAGATGTTTTTGGAGAAATTGAAGGACAACTCAAACAATCATTCCATGAAAATGATTTTGGTCAAAACAAGCTTACTGCGTTTGTTGTTATTCCAAAAGATGCACTTGAAAATGGTTATGATTGGCTAAAAACTTTTGTGACTATTCAAATGTCAGAAGCTATTGCTGTCGCTCTTGAAACTGCGCTGGTTGTAGGAAATGGTGCTAAAAAACCAATTGGTTTAATGAAGGATCTTACAAAAGGAACTGCAGATGCAAATGGTGTAGTATCATATGCAGACAAAGAAGCAAAACTTGATCTTTCAAAATTAACTCCACAGAATGCACCAACATTGCTTGCTCCAGCACTTACAGAGATGACAATCAATGCTAAAGGAGTTTCAGTACCAATTGATGGTCATGTAAAATTACTTGTGAAGCCATCTGATTACTACAATTTATTGGCAAAATTTATTTCTCTTAATGCAGCTGGAGTTTATGTTATCGAAGTTCCATTTGCGATTGAACTTGTCCAATCTATTGCAGTTCCTGCTGGTAAAGCGGTATTGTTTACCGATAATCGTTATTGGGCTTACATGGGAGGGATGACTTTACAAGAATTTGATCAAACTCTTGCTCTTCAAGATTTACAACTTTATACTTCTAAATCGTTTTACTATGGTAAACCTTATGATAACAACGTTTCTGTCGTGGCGACACTTGTTGCACCCTAATGCTCCCCAAGTCGGCTCAGCAGTCGTGGGGGAATCAAAATTATAAAGTAAAAGGAGAATCAAATGGCTTATACACCGAAAGTATGGAAAGACGGAGACGTCATCACAAAAGAAGGACTCAATAACATTGAGCAAGGAATTGTTGATATTCCAGCAGGACCAAAAGGTGATAAAGGAGATACTGGGGCAGCAGGCGCTAAAGGAGCAGCTGGACTAAGTGTTAAATCGCTTGCTTTGACAACAACTGACGGGAAAGTAACCGCTGGAACTGTCACATTGAGTGATGATTCAACAGCGCCAGTTACAGTCACAGAAGCTTAATAGCAAAGGAGCAGTAAATGAGCGGTGCGGAAACTTGGGCGGATGTTCATCTTAAATCTTTTAAACAAAGGATGCGGATTAACACAGAAGATCCTGATGAACTTGCCAATTTAACAAAAATGCTCATTGCCTCTTATACCTCAATTCTTCGGTTGGTTGGTGTCATTGATGCCACTGACCCTGAAGTTGAGGAGTTAATCTATGAGCGTTCACGTTACACTTACAATGATGCCCTTGATGAGTTTAAAGAGAATTATGCTCAAAACATTCGTGACGTTTTTCTAGCTAATCAACCTGAAGAAAGCGAGGAAAGTGATGATAAAATCACAGAAAGTCCTTCAATCTTCTAACCGAACGAATAATGGCACGATGCGAACTTCAGTTACTTTTAAACGAGTAGGTCCTGACACCTCTTTTGATGGAAGAGGTGGAGAACTGATTGAAAAGTTTAAAACACTTGCAGATGTTTATAGCCCAAGTAATAAAGATTTGAGTATTTTAGGAAGTCAAAATGTTAAGAATGGAGCAACAATAAAAATTCGCGATCCCTTAACGAGTTATCAACCTAAAAATGATGACAAGGTTATTATTGATGATCCTAGATATTCAGGTCAGGTTTGGGGAATAGTAGACATTCAGCCTGACTTTCATGACCGAACTTTCTTGAAAATAATTCTAGGAGGGACGAATCTTAATGAGTAGTTCAATGACAATCAAAGGGTTTGAAGAAATTGAAGCAAAACTAAGAGAAAAGTTTAGTGAAACTCGTGTAAGAACAATCGAAGGTAAAGCTCTTGGAAAAGCAGCAGATGAGGCTGTTGTTGATTTGAAAAGTACTCTTCAAGGATTCGCTGATAGTGGAGATACGGTCGCTGGGGTTGTTAGAGGGAATGTTTCAAGAGCTTCAGGATTTCCAATAATTAAGATTGGTAATAGCGGGAAACATTGGAGATTAGTTCATTTAGAAAATAATGGATTTACTAGGAATGGTAAAAGCTATCGATATAAAAGCTTTGGTGCTTTACAAAAATTTTCAAATGCACAAGGGAGTAAGTTTGTAGAATCAGCTCAAAGAAATCTAAAGGAGTTAATTGAATGAAAGATATGCTTAATGAATTAATGGAAGAGTTAGCAACTGATTCGGAAATTCAAGAAATTCAACAAAACGAAGGTTTTAAGAGTTATGTTCGCTATGATGAGCTTCCAAAAGATAAAACGAGCATTACTATTATTCCTTCTGGTCCTCCTGAATCAGTGGGATTTGCGAGTAATGATTCATTATCAAAACACTTCATCTTCCAAGTGAGTATTGAAGCAATTCAGCGTGATGTTCCAAAAAAACTTCAAAGGAAAGTTGAACAAATTCTTAAAACTAAAGGTTTCTACCAAATCTCAGGTGGTTTAGATGAGTATTTCTCAACTACTAAGAGATATGTGGATGCAAGATTTTATCAAGGCAATAGCCAATTATATGATGATTATTAATAAAGGAGAAAAAAATGGGTACAGCTACAGTTGGATTTAAAAAATTGACCATTCGTATTTTGGATGGTAAGCCAGCTACACTTGACACAAACTTATTTGTTGTGGAAGGTAAAAAAGATAAAGGGGCAACTTCAAGTGCTAAAATTTCAGGGCTTGCAGTTGATCCAGTAAAAACTTGGGGTTCAAATGGTGTTTACCACATCTCAGGTAAAGGTGTTGGTGATGGTAAGATTGATTTTGACATCATTGATATTCCTGATAAAGTACAGTCAGCAATTCTTGGCTATGCAATTGATGAAGATGAAATCATCACAGCAGGCAGTGAAACACAGGCGCCTGACTGTTCGATTTTGATCGAAGATTATGATATCCGTGGCAATAATTTCTTGCTTGGATTTCTAACTGGAGTTTTCTCTTATGATGGAGTTGAAATTGCTACAACTCAAGGGAAAGCAGAAGAAATTAAGCCAGATACCATGACTTATTCAGTTGGTTCAGCAGATAATGGAGATTTCTTCAAGAAATATGCAGGAACTGTTACAGCTGCGCAAGATAAATTACGTGCCGCTTTAAACATGACAACTAATCCCTAGTAGCCCCGTAGTCGGTCAAGCGACCGTAGGGGGTGCAAAACTTTGAAAGGTAAGAAATGGCTAAGTTAGAAATCACTCTCCACCAAAAGGATGGAGATGTCACTTATAAGCAAAATCATATCACTGGTCAGAAGTATCTTGATTTTTGGAATATTCAAGAGAAAATCGAGAAAGAATCACTGAATAATGTAGAAATTATCGCTTTGAGACTTGAATATATTGCCAGTCTCTTCCCAGATGATAAACTTACGAAAGAACAAGTTTTGAAAGGGCTAGATCCATGGGAGTTAGACGCAACTATCTCACGTTTGATTTCTGTTGTTTTGGGAAATGAGGAAAGTGACGAAAAAAAAGAACCATAACTGCTAAAGAGGCTAAAGAAAGTTTCTTAAGCTTCATTAAGCAGTTAGTTGTCAATACTGGATTTACCGTTTCAGACATTTTAGATAATGACTTTGAGACTATTGTCGGAGTAATCAATTCTAATGACGATGATTCAGAAGCAAGTTTGGTTGAAGAAGAAACTGAGGTAATGTCCCTTGGGGACTTCATGAATAAATTATAAAAATGGCTCTTAGGAGCTGTTTTTTTACTGAGAAAAAAGATATAATTAAATAAAAAATACTGGAGTATGATATGGAAATTAGATATTTTTTTGATGAGGTTAAAGAGACTGCAATTGATATAAAAAAACCAATATTTGCAGACAAAGAGTTATACAACAAATTCATAGAAAACAGTAAAAATGTAATTGCTATAGATATAACTCCAGAAGGAGTTAAAGAAATAGTAAATAAACTTTTAAGTTATAATTTTCTTTTGCACTCTCAGATTAATTTTTTAGATTTTTTAAAAGATGTAGATATAGATTTAGAAGAGTTACAGAGCCAAAGAAATGCTCTACAAGAATTAACAAAAATAGAACTATCCAAAAAAGATAAAGATATACAAAACGAAAGAATTAAAGAATTTTACACCAATCTTCCTAAATTTGAATATAAGGTATTGAAGTTTCGTGATCGTATGATTATTGGAGACACAAAAACAAAACCTATGGAAGAAATGTTAAACGCATTCGCTAGACAAGGCTGGAAAGTAATATCTATGGTGGAAAACACATGGCGGCAAGAAGGTATAATGACGGGAAATAGTCACGGTGAGATTCTAGTAACTATGGAACGACAAGTTTTTAATGGATAACTAATATAAAAACGCTACTTTTTAAGGGCGTTTTTTGTTTATCCTTGAATTAAGAATAAAAGTTCAAGGAGAAAGCCATGGCAGATACACCTTTAGGGAAAATGATAATTGAAATGGGGTTTGATGATTCCAGCTTTTCAAAAGGAATTACTGGCGTTAACAAGCAATTAGCTGCCTTAAAAAATGATTTAAAAACTTCTCAAACCTCATTTTCGACATTTGGTAAAGGTGTTGATGGAGTTAGGAGTCCAATGGAAGTTTTGAATAAATCAATCGCTAAGCAAAAGGAACAGCTTGATTTATTGAAAAAATCATATTCAGGCTCACTAGTAGATGGAAAAGCAACTTCCAGTACTCAAAATTACGCGAACCAGATTTCTCGAGCAAATGCCCAATTAGCACAATATCAAGCCCAATTAAAAAATGCAGCAATTGAACAATATAAACAAACTTCTATTTTACCTAAACTATCATCTGGTTTTGAAAAGATAAGTGGAGGATTGGACACAGTTTCCAGAAAAACCGCACCAGTCACAGTAGGTATTACAGCCGCTTTTGCGAAAGGAATTCAAGCAGCAACCAATTTCAATGGTAAGATGACTGAAATTCAAGCTTTGTTATCAGATGGAACACCAGCAAATGTTCTTTCTAAGCAAATGGATACTTTATCGGATAAATCTAAACAATGGGCTAGACAATACGGTATCGATACCTCATCTATCAATGATGGTATGGAAGAAATGATTAAACGCGGTTATGATTTTAATCAAACCGTTGGGGCTATGCCAGCAGTATTAGATGCCTCAAGAGCATCAGGGGAAGATTTCGGAACAGTAATGTCTGCGTCAACTGCCATTCTTGAACAGTTTGGTTTAAAGACTGAAGATACAGCATCCATGATGAAAAATACCCAACGAGTAACGGATAGCTTGACATTTGTAGCTAATAAAACCTCTGCAGGTTTTGAAGACATGGGTGTGGCAATGGAATATGTAGGACCAGTTGCCAATTCATTGGGGATGAGCCTAGAAGAAACTTCATCTGCAATTGGTTTACTTTCAAATAATGGTATCGAAGGTGAAAAAGCTGGTACATCTTTGCGTGGCGCTCTATCTCGCTTGCTAAAACCCACCAAACAATCTTCGGCAGCTTTTGAAGAACTAGGGATAAATTTGGAAGAGTGGAAGAAAGGGAATATCGGTTTGCCTGATATGCTTGATACCATCAAGAAATCAACAGAAGGAATGACCCAAGCTGAAAAGAGTTCATTAATTGCTAAAGCATTTGGTACAGAAGCTCAAACAGGAATGAATATCTTGATTGACCAAGGTGGTAATGCATTACGCAACTTAACCAAAGAAACTCAAAATGCGACTGGTTATACTAAAAAGCTCGCAGACCAAATGAACAATTCTGATAAGAATGCTTTTAATAAAGCTAAAGCGACTTTGGAAGTGTTATCCATTGATTTAGGTCAAAAACTCTTACCTTCAATCATTCCAGTTGTTAAAGAAATAGATAATTTGGCAGGCTCGTTTTCAAAATTAAGCCCAGAAACTCAACAATTCATCATTAAAATGGCAATAGCAGCGGCCGCAGTTGCTCCAACAGCGAAAGCTTTGAGTGGATTGACAAGTATTATTTCGGGAGTTACTGGAGGTTTGGCTAGAATTGGAGCAAAAGGAGCAGGCGAACTCGCACTTAGAGGAATTGCTACAGAAGCAGGAGGTGCAACTGCTGCGATAGCTGGAGGTGGTGGACTATCTGCTTCCTTGGCTGGAATCTCTCCAATATTAGCTGGTTTAAGTCCAGTGGCTGTGGGTGCATTAGGTGTAGCTGGTCTAGCGGGGTTAATCATCGGCGTAAGCAAAGCTGTAGATGAAGCAAAAGATAGAGTTAAGTTCTTTGGTCAAGTTGAAGTTCCAAAAGAAACTGTTGATAAAATAGATGATTTTAGAGATAGGATTGACAAAGCCAAGGTAGCGATGGAAGAGTTCGGTACCGGAAGCCAAAATTCAGCTCAAAAAGTTAAAGATGCTATCAATTCACTTGCCGAAGGAACAAAAGGTGATATTGACAAATCAACTAAAGAACTTGAAGATGCAATGAAACGAACGGGTTATACCGCTGACCAAATTGCTGAAATGAAAAAAAGGGGTGAAAGTGCTAAGTCTGTTGTAGAAGCTGCTGCAAATGATATTTCTCAAGTTTACATTAATGCCAATAAACGTGACGAAAAAAATAGAGCATTGACAGTTGATGAGCAAGCTCGTGTAAGTTCTAACATGAAAGTTATTTTCGAATCAGAAGCTGATGCGCTTAAAATAACGGGTGATAAAAAGAATACCCTAATGAAAGCTCTCAATGGTGAGTTCAATAACATGTCTAAATCTCAAGCTCAACAAGTTATCAATGACATGCGAGGGATGAGAGAACAAGCGAATAAAGAATATGATCAACAAGCCGCAGACCAGAAAAAATTGCTTGATGGTCACATTATCACTCAAGATACCTATAACGAAAATATGGCTGCTGCAGAACAAGAACGTGTTGACAAATTAAGCAAATATGGAGTAGCTGTCGCTAAAGCTGAGGATGTAATCAGAGGAAACCTTAAATTAGGTGAAGCTGGTTACAAAGAGTGGCGTGAAAATGCTGAAGCAGAAATGGGGTTATATGGTGAATCATTCGATGAGGCTTTGGCTAAAGCTGGTGATGCAAGCAAGAAGTTAGGCGATAATGGCAAACTCTTGGCTAAATATACTACTGGGATGTCGGATGATGCAAAAAAAGCAAATGATGCATGGAATAGTATTATCTTTGACCCCAAAACCGGGGAAATTAAAACAAATGCTCCTGAAGCCATAGCAGAAGCTGTTAAATCTAAAGAAGGTTGGGATAATATGCAGTTCATCTTGAAGAACGCTAATTTAACAACGAATGCCAGATTTACAGTCGCAGAAGCTTTAATTGCTAGTGGGCAATGGGACCAGCTTTCTCCTGAACAAAAGAATTTGGTTGTCAATAATCAACAAGGATTGCTTGCTATTACTGATAGTAGACAAAACATGAAAATTTGGAATGAAATGCCAGATTCTGTTAAGAAAATTCTTGGTGATAATAAAGATTTCTTACAAAATAAAGAAACTGCCCAACAAGCTTTAACTGGTTGGAATACACTTCCTGCTCAAACTAAAAAATTATTAGGTGATGATACCGACTTTTTGAGTAAAAAAGGAAACGCAGCTCAAGCATTGAACACGTGGAACTCTATGCCAGAAAATGTTAAAAAGCTTCTTGGTAATGATACTGATTTCCAAAACAAAAAAGGAGCAGCTGCTAGCGCATTAAAAGCATGGGATGCCATGCCTGAGAATGTTAAGAAAATGCTTGCTAATAACTTCGATGTACTAGCTAAAAAAGAAGGAGCTACTAATGCAATTCTGCAATGGAATAATTTGCCAACTAACACCAAAAAATTATTAGCAAGTAATCAGACATCGGAAGGCGTTAATTCAGCTAATGCATGGATAGAAAATAATTTCAGAGGTAAAACTGCTAATTTACTTGCTAATTCTCAACCAGCCATTGATACTCTTAACTCTTTTCTGAATTTACCGGCTGCTAAAACTGTTCAAATTGTTGCAAGCACAACTAAAAACGCCCAAGGTACACCATACCATCCTGGAGGGCTTGCTATGGTTAATGACCAAAAAGGGCCAACTTATAAGGAATTAATCAGCCTTCCTAATGGAGTAAGTTTTATTCCAGAAGGGCGAGATGTGACAATGCCACTGCCTAAAGGAACGAAAATTTTAAAAGCTAGCAAAACAGCTCAACTTATCCCTAAATATGCCGATGGGACTGATGGTATTCCAGCTAATGCGAAGATATTTAGAGATATGAGAGCGGTTCAACAACAGTTAGTGGTTAATACTCCAGTTGTTAATAATAGTGGTCAACTTAATGTCATCATTGAATTGCTTAAATTAATGTCAGGAAGTAATAATGAATCATTAATTAAAGCAATTCAATCTTTAGCAAATCGTCCAGTCAATGCAGTATTTGACAAAGATGAAGCTGCAAGAGCGCTAACACCGTCGATTACTAAGCAACAGTCTATTAACCAATCAATCGATAATATCGTAAACGGAAGGAGGAACTAATGAGCAAAGTTATTAAAGTTACTTATGGAGATAACATTCTTTCAGATTTATTCGAAAGTGTAACTAACATAAAACGTGACATCGGCTCAGGCTGGAATAATAATACGCAAGCTAAAAAAGAAGGAGTTGATGTCATCACATCATCTCGTGGGCCAAGAAATATCTCTTTTGATTATTTGATAAAAGGAACATTTTTTAGTGAGATAAATGCAAACAAGCAAAAGTTAGCAAGTTATATTAATTCAGAAGATACCTTAGGTTTAGTCTTTGAAGACGAACCGAATAAAGTCTGGTATGCATTGCCAGACGGAGAACAATCCTATGAACCAGAATCAAATAAAGGAACACTAAGCTTTCTAGTTCCTTCTGGTCACGCAGTTTCAAGCTTTACAAATGTCCTTAATTTATCTAACTCTGGTGGAGCAAATGGAACAATTACTCCTAGCACAGTTGATGGTTCAGTAACAGCGGTTATTAAAAATAAAGGTACGCTTCCGGCTTGGTTACGTTTTAAAATTAAATGTAGTCAAGAAAATGGATATATCGGTATTGCAAGTCCAACTGGAGCATTTGAAATGGGTAATATCCAAGAAGCAGATGGAGTTGTAAAACCTGAAAGTGAATATTTATATGATAGCAAGGATGACACATCGTTTTCTAAATTTAAAGATGTCGCAACTGGTACTGTTAACCCTCAAAATAATTGGTTAGCCACGAACGGAAAGCTTGAATTCCAAACGGATGGGTTGAGATTAAAAGATAAAGGAACTGCTGGTTCTAATCAAGGAGTTGCTGGAGGAATGAAAGTTATGACCTTACCAGCAGATTCAAACGGTCATGTTGGAGCAGTTAATTTCTATTCATATTTTAATATCTTTGCTTGGGCTGGTGCATTTGGACAAACTGGGGTTCTACAAGTTCTATTCACAGATATTAATGATAAATTAGTCGCAGGATATGGAATTACTAAAGGGGACATGAGTGGTAATAATGCCTCTATGAAATGTTGGGTCGGTGGAAATAAACCACGGGAATATGCTAGCAACAACTTTATCTCTAATAATGGCGAAGGTAACGGGGCTGGTAATATGAACAATACTAGCTTTAATGAGAGGACTGGCCATTCTGATTTTGTGAAAACTGGAAGCCAATTAGAATTTTATTGGAAAGGCTCACGAATTAAAGCAATTATTCCAGAATTAGAAACTGTAGAAATTGCTAAAGTCTATATTTATATCGGGCAATATGTTCAATCAAATAAATTCATGACTAACTTATCATTGAGAAATATTTGGTTCAGAAAAGACCAAGTTTCTGTTTGGCGAGACGTCCCTAATCGTTATGCAGTCAATTCTGATATTGATGTAGATATGGGGAAAGGTCAAATTTTATTAAATGGTATTTCTTCATTAACAGAAATGATTAATGGATCAAACTTTTTTATGATTCCACCAGGAGAAACCACAATCGTTACTAATCCTTCAAATTGGGTTAATCATCCGCTTGAAATTGAATATAGCTGGGAGGAGAACTATTTATAATGTTAATTAATGTTTTAGATGTAAATTTACAAAAAGTTGCATTTTTGAGTAATGATGTTCCTGGACTTCCGAATTATTATGATGATGAGTTTCATGAATATCGTGATCAGGGAGCCGCTACTTTTAAATTTACAGTAAAGAAAGTTATCAATAACAAGCTACAATCGTATGCTAGATTTCTAAACGGAAAGTCATATTTTAGTTTTCAAATTGATGGTAATGATTATTTGATGACCCCTGCTTCTGAACAAGCTATCCACGAAACAAGTGAAGAAATTTCATTCTTTTGTGTCTCTCTTGATAGAGAACTGATGAGTGAACAAGCTAACCCTCTTGTTAATACATCAAGCCATAATATTCAGTGGTATTTTGACCAAATGGGATTAATATCAAACACTCAAATTACAATCGGAATCAATGAAGTTTCTAATCTGACACGAACCATTAACTATGATGGACAAGAGACAAAATTGGCACGTTTAATTTCTGTTATTGGAAACTTTGATGCAGAGTTTGAATTTATTACTAAGCTTAATAATGACGGATCTCTTGACTCTGTTACACTCAATATTTATAAAGAAAATGATGGGTTGGACATACAAGGTGTAGGTAAAAAAAGAGATGATGTTCGTCTAATATTTGGGGAAAACATTCAAGCAGTAGAACGTGATGTTAGTACAGAAGGATTTTTAAATGCAACAACTGTAACTGGGGCGGACAATTTAAGTTGGAAAAGTGCTTCATTCAGTTATACAAATGATGACGGAGTGGAAGAATTTTATAAAAGAGCAGGAGATAATACGGCGTATGCACCACTATCTGCCAAAATATATCCCGCTCAATTATCAAAAGACAAAGACGATATTTGGACACGAATAGATTTTACTACTGAATATAAGAATGTAAATGATATGTGGGCTTATGCAGTGCGCCAATTTAAGCAATATGCTTATCATCAAGTTAGTTATACTGTGACACCATCATCAAAACTAGTAAATGCAGAAATTGGAGATGGCCCCCCACTTGCAAAAGGCGATACGGTCATCATACAAGATAATAATTATATTGACATTGATGGCAATGTAGGACTCTTATTATCTGCTAGGGTTTCAGAAAAAATAGTATCTGAAACCCATCCTGAAAATAATAAACTTATTTTTTCAAATTATAAGAAGCTAAAGAATGAAGTCTCCACAGACATCCAAGCCATCGTTAATCAGTTAGTCGATGCAGCTACTCCATATATTGGTAGTATCAGCACAACTAATGGTGTTCAGTTCAAAAACGGCACTGGCTCAACAACTTTATCAGCTCATATTTTCAAAGGCTCTGCAACGACTGAAACAATCGCAGACAGCTATGAATGGTCGAAAGATGGAACAGTTGTTGCGAATGCTCAGACTATCACAGTTGATGCAAGCGGAGTTTCGGATAAGGCAGTTTATAGCTTTAAAGCAACGGTTGGCGGTAAAGTAGTCGCTAGTCAGGCGGTGACTATCACTAATGTTAATGACGGTAAGGGCGGTGCTGATGGCAAAACATCGTACACTCATACAGCATGGGCTAACAGCGCAGACGGCACTGACGGTTTCACGACTATTTATCCGAATTTGAATTTGTTGGATGGAACTAAAGATTTTAGTGGAGATTGGATAAATGGTGGAAGTTGGACAAATGACGGTACATATAAAGGTTTGGTGGTTAAAAAACGAACTGGTAAAGGACCGGGCTTTTATAAAGTTTTTACAGCACCAGCCGATGGCGCTTACGCCTTTTCATCATATTTAAAAAGTTCAGGTAACGGCGGAAATATTAGACGGTGGGTAAACCTTAACGGTATAGATGGTTCGGGAACAATTGACATGACTTCAAATTTTGATTGGAAGATCGACACCTTCTCGACCACCTTAAAAGCAGGTGATGAATTATTTGTTAGATATGAGGTTACTTCTGACGGAACAGGGTTAGATATATGGAATGCTGGTTATAAGTTGGAACAAGGCTCAACCGCCACTCCTTGGATGCCATCTAAAACCGAAGTCACAACTGCTGACTGGCCGAGCTACATTGGCCAGTATTCAGATTTCACAGATACAGCATCCACAGACCCTGTTAAATATGCACCTTGGACTGTATTTAAGGGAAATGATGGCGTTGGTATCAAAACAACTGACATCACTTATGCTATTTCAACAAGTGGAACGACAGCACCAACTAGCGGCTGGACTTCCACAGTTCCGACAGTTGCAGCAGGCAGTTATCTGTGGACTAAGACTGTTTGGTCTTATACGGATAATACCAGTGAAACAGGGTATTCAGCCGCTAAAATGGGAAACGATGGAGCAACAGGGCCGCAAGGTCCTCAGGGGAATACTGGACCACAAGGCCCAACTGGCCCTGCTGGAAGTGACGGTGACCCAGGTTCGCCCGGAGCACCAGGAACAAGCGCGATAAATATCGATCTATCTAATAAATCATATAACTTCCTTGCAAATCTTGAAGTATCAGACTCAGGATCAGTCATGCAAGCAGTGGCAGGAAGTACTACCACGACATTTACAGCGCTTCAAGGAACGGCAGCAATTAATATCACTGCGTTGACCTGTACGACAACATTGCCAACAGGGATGACCGTTTCTATTGGTACTTTAAATGCACTGTCAGTAGTTGTTACTATTTCTGTTGATAATACCATGATTACGCCAAATGGAATACTTAACTTTTTAATAACAGCAGGAGGAGTTACAACAACAAAAAGTTTTAGTTATTCTCTTGCGATTAATGATTTAACAGTAATTAATTTAGCAGCTATTAATTCTAATCTTGGTAATGTTAAAAACATCTACTCTAACTATAACGGTTCGGATGGTGGAACATATAGTGGGACAATAGAAATTAATGATGAAAATATTAAAATTACTGCGACTAATGATAATGATAGTAATGAAGTTTCTAAAACACAAATGAATGGTGAAAATGGAATATGGCATAGCACTAAACTACAAAAAACAAATTCACCAGGGGTATATGTTTTAAGTAATTGGTCACTTACTGGAACAACTTTAAGCTTTGAAAGCCAACAATCTGATTTAACTTATCCAAATGGATATTATTATGCTTCGTATGGTATTGATATTCATGCAAGAAATATCGTTGGCGACAGTATTTCTCAAACAACTGATGTTCCTTGGACAATCTTATCGCCATTAGGTGGGTTTAGTGGTGGGTTAATTCGGTTCGCTGTTAAAAATGGTGTTGCTCATTTTTCATTAGCCGGTCTAAGTTGTCCGCCAATGACTGCTGGCAGCTGGATAAAGTGTGCTCAATTGCCAACCGGTAGCATTGCAATACCTTCTGAAAACCAACCAACTGCCGCTTTCACGAATGCTACTGTTTGGGGATTTTACGTTTCGAAAAGCGGAGGTTTATATCTTCAGTCTACCTCTAATTCACCAGCTTTAAATGGCTTAGTCAACGCATCAAATAGTTTCCCAATAGGATAGGAGAAAAATGGAAAAAGTAAATCAGACAAATACAACAACTGACATTTATGTTGATGATAAAAAAGTGGGGAATTTCACTCTTACCACTTTTGATAACGGAACAATGAACGCAAATTTCATGATTAATGATGCAGCAACATTTCACGGTACGTCAGAAGCTGCTCAAGACCTAGCTAATTTGGTTAGTTCAGCAGTCAATCAGTCTAAAGCTTTGTTGGCTGATTTTGAAGCTAGTAATAATTAGAAAGTAGGGGTTATGGAGGAGCAAGCATGGCGAGAAGTGCTCGAACGATTAGCTCGAATTGAAACAAAGTTGGATAACTATGAAACAGTCCGGGATAAAGCAGAACGAGCACTTTTAATAGCCCAAGCAAATGCAAAACTTATAGAAAAAATGGAAGCCAATAATAAGTGGGCTTGGGGCTTTATGCTTACTCTTGCCGTAACTGTTATTGGATATATAATTACTAAAATACTTTAAAAGGAGAAAGAACATGAAAACAATCGACAAAGGAACACTTACACGTACAATCTTACTTTGGTTGGCAATTTTAAACCAAATTTTAACAGCGTTAAATATGAATCCATTGCCACTTGACGATAATACTGTCAGCACAGTTATCACAACAGTTTTTGCACTTTGGGCATGGTGGAAGAACAACGACTTCACTCATGCAGCCAAAAAAGGAACTGAACTTACTAAAAGTTTAAAAAATGGAGATAGTGTTCAAGTAGTTAAGGCATCTGATTCTGACCACGAATTCACAGAAGGAGGCGAATAATGCCAAGTATTGAAAATATGATTGCTTGGATGCAAGCACGAAAAGGCAAAGTTACCTACTCAATGACTTCAAGAATGGGGCCGAAATCTTATGACTGTAGCTCATCAGTTTTCTTTGCTATGATTGCCGGTGGCTTTCTGTCAGCTGGTTCAATGGGAAATACTGAAACCTTGTTTGGGATGTCAGGGACAAAACTCAAAGAAATCAGTCGTGGAGAAGTACAACGTGGTGATATTTTTATTTCAGGCACTCCAGGAGGTTCAGCTGGTTCTGACGGACACACGGGTATTTTCCTAAGTAACGGCTCATTCATTCACTGTTCTTACACTCACAATGGAATTGCAGTTGATACGAATGATGCGTACATGAGCACTCGCTTACCACATCACTTTTACCGAATTGTCAGTTCAGGTTCAGGAAGTACTGATAATAAGCCACAAATGGTTACATTAAACGTCGATGGGCAATTTGGAAGTGCAACTGCTAAACGATTGCAAGAATACTTCGACACTGCTGGTAAAGACGGAGTTATTAGTCACCAGTACAAACAAACCTTTAATCAAAATATTTATGCTGCTCAGTTTGATTCATCACTGACTGGTTCAAACGTGGTTAAAGCATTGCAAAGATTCTTAGGAATTGGACAAGACGGGCTGTTTGGCCAAGCTACGATTAAAGCATTACAAAAACATCTTGGAACAACACAAGATGGAACAATCAGTCCAGTTTCTGATTCTGTTAGAGAATTGCAACGGCGATTGAATGCGAATAAACTATAAGGATAAATTATGGTAAAATTTTTCCAAAGGATTACAGAATTGCCTGACATGAAACTACTATTAGATTATTGGTGGGTTTGGCTGATTATAGCTGTCGGTCTGATTATCTTGGCTGAATTAAATAGTAGAAAATAAATTAACCCTGACTTTGGTCAGGGTGTTTTTGTTTAAGCTTGATTTAATAAACAAATTTCGCTATTATTTATGATATGTATTTAATTTGTGAGGAGAATAATTAG